TTGGATTTGGAATACAGATGAGTTTTAACTATATCATACTTGTAATTCTTTCTAGTGTTCTTTTTTATCTGTTCTTTGTTTTTCTTATAGTAGTCCATCAAGTATAATTTTTGACATTGAATACAAACATTTCTATAATTACCATTTGAACGTTTACGAAACTCAGTAGTAATTTCCTTTAATTGGTTGCATTTTATACATAATTTTTTCATATCACATAATAACATTGCCAATGATTAAAGTCAATTGAACGCAAAAATGGTGTCAAGAAATTAATCAAGACACCATTTTATTAACTATATATTAGTTATTAATTAACTATCCATTAAGGTAAGTTAGTAGCATTAACTCTAATGTAATAATTTTTTGAAATGGCAGATAAACAATACCAGTATCATATGCAGAAGGTCCTTTGTAACCAATAATAATATCATCAGTTGTAGCAAAAGTATCTCTGTAGATAGAAAGTCTACCATCAAGAGAACCAACTCTAGCAACACCAGTTACAGCAGTATTAATATCATTATCAACTGGTTGAATAGTGAAAGAGTTAGTTGTTTCAAGTGCTGCACAAAGAGTAGGTGATGCAATTATAAAGTTACCTGCACCTCTTCTTGTATCAATAGCAATTCTGTTAGCTTTTCTGATAATCAGATTGAAGAAGTTTCTGTATTTCTCAGCTTCCCATCTACCATCAGCAGCAGTATAATCCCATGTAGAAGATTGTGGATTTGTAGCAGCAATACTTCTAATTCTATTAACAAGTTCTCTATCAATTTCAGCAGTGATCTCATATGAGAGTACATCCATCATCTCTTCTTCTAAGTCAAGACCATGCATTGCTTTAATATCTTGAGCAACTTCAATAGACCATTTGCTTCTAAGTTTTCTGGTTTGTGCTTCAACTTGTGTTTTCTCAATAGTCATACTGAGTTCTTTGATACCTTTACCAGTACCAATACCAAGTCCACCACCGATTCCAGGGTGACCATCAACATCAGGTACGGTCTTTGAACCAAGAGATTCACCAGCACTTGTTGCATATGTTCCTGTGTATGAAGGATCCATAGTATTGTAACCAACTTCTGTTCCAGTTGAACCATCATATTCTTGGTCAGTTTTAAATCTTAATGCAAAAGCAAGACCAACAGGTGCAGTCAATGGTTGAACACCAACCAAATCATGTGCAATCAATTCAGGGAAAGTTCTTCTTACCATTGGGATAGCAATTTTGTGGAATTCACCGTTACCAGCATAGCCAGCAGAGTTAGGATCCATGTTACCTGTGTTCCATGAAGTTGTTTCATTCATGTTTTTACCAGAAAGATAATTGAACTGATTCTGTAACATCACAGCAGTTGCTCTTTCTGTTCTTGGATTTCTGATTTTCTCTCCTTCTTGTAGGATTTCTTTCCAGTTTTCCATAATTTGTTTAATATTTTCCATTTTAATTCTTCCTCCTTATAGGTATTTTATCTTTAAAAATATTCTTGTTAAAAAGTTTTTGATTTAAGAACGCCTAACCACTGACCCATTTGTGTATTTTCGTCCACTTTCTTTTTATCTTTGTTATCAGCTTCGGTTTTGGATTTCTTTTTCTTTTTGTCATCATCGTCATTATCGTCGTCAGACTCATCTTTCTTGTCTAATTTAGCTCCACACTCAGGGCATTCAGATAATCCAGCTTTGATTTCTTCACCACACTCAGGACAATCAATTGTCTCAAATTTTTCTTCCTTTTCATCAACTTTTACATTCAAAGCTTTCAGAAGGATATCAAATTTTTTGTCAATTTCTTCTTTATCAGCACCTTCAAGTACTAAAGAAATATGTTTTGTTTGTGGATCAGTCAATCCTTCACATTTTTCCATAAGATATTGTGAATTTGACATTTTTTCATTGTTTACTTCAAGGTCAAGTTTTTCAGCGATCAAACTATCTTTCTCTTTCTGTAATTCAACGATTTTTTCTTTGGCTTCTTTTAACAATCCTTTTACTTCGTCATCAAGAACACCTTCATCGATAGCCAATTTTACTTTAAATTGTTCAATAAGCTCTTGGTATTGTTCACCAAGTCTTGCATATTCAACAACATTTTCTGGAAGAACTAATTCTTCTGCAAGAATATCATCAACAAAATTGGAGAATTTAGTAACTAAATCTTCCTTGTAGTTGTCGAATTTTTCTTCAAGTTGTTCAACCATCTCAGTCTTAGCTGTTTCAAGACCTTCATCAAGTTTTACTTGAACTTTCTCAGCTACTTTTGACTCAATAAGAGTCTCAATAACTGTTTTTAATTCTTCTTGTTTCGCTTCATCTAATTTTTCAATATTTAGAAGCTCATAAATTTTTTCCATTTTATTACTCCTCCTCTATAGTTTCTTAGTAATGTTTTCTAGAACTTGCCATATATGTTTTATATACTTCTCTTCCGCATCACTTTTTTCGGTATTAGATTTCATTTTAACATCAGTTATTGATAGGAAATCTCTACCTTCATAAATCCCATTTACATATTTTGAACCTGGATTTGAAGCATCAGCTACAATATCCCAGCAAATTAAATTAAAATCTTCATTGACAGTACCAGATTCACTAACAGTACCAAGACCTCTACTAGATATACCAACCTTACCACCATCTTTGATGATTCCTGCAAGATTTCTACCTGATTGAGTGCTTTCCAATACTTTAGCCTTACCCATTACATCATTGCCTTGCCATTGCAAATCTTCTACAAGAATAGCAACTTTCTCCAAGTCAATCTCAGGTTTCTCTGGATGGTTTAATTGACCATACAATGAGCTACCTTCAACTTGTTCCATTACTTTACTGACTTCTCTTTCAAGAAGTTTCTTTTCATATATTCTACCGTTATTATTTTTAACAGCAGCTGTTGAAAAAATTCCAGTAACATATAAAGATTTGTCAATAGATTCAGTAATAATACTGTTACTCATTTCCGTGATTAGCTTCATCAATTAGTCCTCATCATCACCCTTTGGAATATCTAAGGGTTCTTTCTTTAACTGTAATTTGTCTTTTAAGAAAGTGTTTACACCTTTTTTAATCTCTGTTCTTAAAGTATCAGAAGCTTTTGTAAATTCATCATTTTCAAAATCATCTAATGCCTTTTTAATCTCTTTTGTATCAACCATTTTACTTTCTCCTTCAATTAATTCTTTACTTATACACCATTATTTATTAACATCTTGTTTTTATACTAAAATGATTCAATAGACACACATTAACCCTGTATTCATTGAATCATTTGATTTACTTTATATTGTATTTACTTTAAAATCCGCCTTCGTCATCTATCACGATAAATTTCTTGTCATCATCAAATCCCTTCTTCAATTCTTTCAGATCATCATCTGTGAAATTTAAATAGCGTCTCATAAGGAAAGTCTTTGAAAATTCATCATTTGATGCCAAAGCAGTATAATTTTCAAATTGTTTTGCTACAATAGACTGTTGAATCTCTTCCAGGTAATTATTAGGTGGATTCATCCTAATTTGAATCATATTTTTATCAAGTTCATACTGTTTCTTTAATCCAAGAAATTCTAAATGAACTAAGAATAAATCCAATAGCTTATCACAAATACGATTTTGATAGAACTCAAGAAACTTTGCCCACTTGATTTCATCCCTTGCAATCTGACCGTCATCACCAAATGTAATTTCTCTGTTGGCACCCTCATGCATAGACATTACCCTTGACATAGGGTATTTTAAGGAACGGTACAGTTTCTTCTGGAAGTAATATATATCATCCAGTTCACTGAAACCACTTGGATTTCCACCAATAGACTCAATCTGTGAGCCTCTACCATCAGAAGACTGTGCCAAAAAATAATTCTCAAGAATACTGTTTACATCAGTTGCATTTGATAGGTTCCCAGTCTCAGGGTCATATACTTGTTTCTTTGTAAATTTGTTTTTGATTTTCTCAACATATTTCATTGCTTTGTCTTTAGGCATATTTCCTGTATCAATTCTAAATACAAGTCTCTCAGGAGACCTGATTAACCTGTATATAACAACAGATGTTTCTAAAAGTCTCAGTTGATTGAAAGGTTGTCTACATCTGTGTAAGAAACCAAGGACATCTTTTTTATTGACACCATATATACCAGAGTCAATATAAGATATTTGTGCAGGATAAAACACCACCACATCCTTACTCTCTTCTGCTTCTTCAATAGATGTTGGTTTCTTTGCATTCTCTGTAAGAAATTGATAATATAATATTGTTTTGCCAGTGGATGGATCAACATCAAAATCCATTGTTTCAGCTGGCAGTCTTTTAATACCAAGAATACCTTTGGAAGGTCTTGATTTATTAATGATATTTTCTAAAAATAATTTTCCATCAATCATATATGATTTGAAATAGTCCTGAATGATTGATTTTATTTTAATCCTGTCATAGAATAGTGAGTTAAATTCATCATCAAGATTCTTCATGATATTTTCATTCTTGTTTATTTCTTCACTAGTAACTTCAAGTCTTAGAACTTTACCGTCATCATCTTCTGCAGTTGCTTCAATTGCGGCATTTTCTATGACATCACTAATTTCAGGCATATCAGCCATTTTTCTGTATTCATTCAGTTTAGCTTTGTCTGTTTTTAACTGTTTATTTATATGCCTATCATAAAACATATTGAAAGATGATGTGCCTGTTTGTCCAAAACCAGTAACAGCTTGAATATCTTCATACCCTTCACCCTGTATATTTTGGTTCTTTGCCTTGTTCTTAAATGACTTTAAGGACTCATCTAATTGTTCAGGCTCTTGTAAGCCCAACATTGTTCTCCACCAACTCATAAACATCTCCTCTATGAAACATTTGTTTTTATTCTATTAAAATTTTTAGTACTTCACCTACGACAAAAGCAAATGACTTATAATAAAATCAATTAGTTATATTTTCCACTGTATTGTGAAACAATATTATTTTCTTGACATCCAATGACATTTTTTGCCACGAATATCCTTTTCAAATCCATCATATTTTAAACCTGATATTTTACCTTTTTTTATTGCCCAATGAATAAGGTTATCTGTAAATCTTTCTATATCTTTATCTACTGAGACAAAATAGAGTCTATTAACATCTTTTCTCATTTTTAATAAGAGTTTGATTGACTCTAACACACCAGTTATGGCATCTGGGTTTCTTTCTTTCTTTCTCTTTGCACCATATTTATCTTTTCCAGTAGAACCTTTCTCATGAAATGATATTGTTGCCATATCACCAGTTATATCCGCCTTAAACTTATACTTTGTGCCAACACTATTTGTATACTGTGTTGTAAAAAGATTTTTTTTATTATCTATTGGTGTTGTGCCAACTGGCCTATCAAGATTCTCAATGACAAATTTTAAGTAGTAATTATAATGACTCCAGAAATCATCTTCATCCCATGCTTCTAGAGACTCTTCATCTGTTCTTATTGAATCTAGTGAATATTTTACCTTATCTATAACTATATAATCTTTGAACTTTGTCATACAAATTCCTTTACATATTTTTAATAAATGAGGGGTAAATTAATACCCCTCACTTGTATTTATACTATTATTCTTCTTTCCAAGTATAGATTATTGTATCTTTTGTTGATTCATTTTCTTGTAAATCAACTCCAGTTCCAAGTTGTCTTGTACCTGCAGGAAGGATAATTTCAC